TTATGAGACTTCTGTGCTACCTTTACACTCACCCACGATGAGGAGGCAAAATGCCTCCAATATTTATCAGAACTTGAAGGTTGTCTGAATTACTCCACCCCAGTTGGAAGAGTTGCCAACCAGACGTTGGTTGTCACTTCCATAGATGATAGCAGGAGTAACACTGATGTTATCAGATACTTGATACTTGTAGAAGATCTCAAGCATAGTTGCCTTCTCCAGATTTTCACCAGTAGGTGCTTGACCAATAGCAACACCAGCAGAGTTGCCATCAACAAACACATCTTCCCACTGAAGACCAGCAAACCAGGACTGACTGTTAGTAGCAGCACTTTCAGTACCACTTACAGTGTTCCAACCATAACCTGCAGAGATGGAGGGAACCCAACCAGATTGAGTGGGTTGCCAGTAAGCATTCACAGCATAACCATTAGAGGTTTGACCAGGAGCAAGAGAACCTGAAGCACCATCAAAACCATTATAGGTACGAACACGAGTGCCTTCAGTACCATAACGATAACCAAATGCAGCACCCCAGTTATCACCACGATAACCAATTTGTGCCAGGGTATTCAGAGCACCAGAACGATCAAACTCACCAGTAGAACTATCAGCACCATTTTGTGCAACATAGTTTACACCAGCAATAAGACCTTTGGTTCCATACTGAACACCAAAACCTGAACCAACTGCTTTGTTATAAACTCCAGGAGCACCAGCAACTTGGAAGAAGTCAAGGATCTTGGAACTATAAGCAGTAGGGAGCCAGGAGATTTCAGTGTTACGAACCAGAGCACCAGCAGTCAGAGTAGTGCTACCATTGAACACAGGGAATTGATAGTACAGACGATCAATAACTACATTATTGCCATTCTCACCAGTGGTGTTGTCTGCTTTATCCAGTTTGAAGATTGAAGAACTGGATCCAAAAGGATTGCTACTAAAGTTAGAAGAACGCAGACGAGTACGAAGCAGGTCCTTGCCAGTGAATGAAGTATCCAGGTTCAGACGCAGATCATAGTTAAATGCTGTATGAGTGATATCACCATCTTTGCTTTGATAATTATCTACACCACCAAGAACAAAGTTTGCTTCACCACGCAGTTTGGTAGTTGTAGAGAACTGTTGTGCTTCAAGTGTAGTCACTTGTGCTTCCAGTTTATCAACACGACCACGAAGAACTGCAAGTTCTGCAGCAAACTCATTAGCAAGACGCTTGAGTTCATCAGTAACTTCAGTCACACGATCCAGGCAAGCATTCAGAAGTGCTGCTGCCTCATAACGAGTCATAGCGCGACCACCACCAAAGGTGCCATTGGGATAACCAGCAACACAACCATAACGCTCTACTAGTTGTGAGAGTGCTTGATATGCCCAGTCAGTTGGTTGCACATCAGAGAATTGAGTGACACTTGTAACCTGTTCTGAAGAATATTGGGTTACTCCACCCATATTGAGTTCTGCAGCATTCACAGCAGGAGCAACAATCCCCAGAGCAACAGGTGCAAGCATCAGTTGTTTGAAAAATTTCATATAGTTTGTTAAGAATTACAACTACAGTGTTTATTTATAATTCCCAGATGTTTCTGGGGAAGCGGGTAAGGGGATTCGAACCCCTGACTACAACTTGGAAGGATGGCATGTTACCACTACACTATACCCGCATATGTAAGGGAGTATTATAACTCCCTAGTATTCAGTTGTCAAGTATGTATATTATACCCTAGTATAGCATACATTGGCAACCCCCTGTCCAGGAGATGCAATTTTACCAAAAGCTCCATAGGACAAGTCAAGAGATCTACCAGCAACAAAAGGTCCTCTGTCATTTACTCTTACAATTACAGAACGACCATTTGATTGGTTAGTGACTTTTAATTTGGTGCCAAAAGGAAGAAATTTATGGGCAGTTGACAACCCATATGCATTGTATCTTTCTCCATTGGCAGTAATTTGTCCATGATATCCATCACCTACTCCATAATGTGATGCAAGGGAACATCCGCTTGCTGCCTTTGCTGTGATGGGTGCCAGTCCAACAAGACCAAAAGCAAGTATTGAAAGTGTTTTAAAAAGCATTAAATTTAAGTGAACTCTACATCCCAATAGAAGGGGGGTACACCACTTCTCTCGAAGGGCACCTTCCTGGGCTCTAATTTCATAATCAAAGACTCATTCTAAAAATCATTATGAGTGATTATTTAGGATTTTAGATTACATCATTAATATAATCTAAAGAGAGAACTTCAATATCATATTTTTGAACAACCCAATCTTTAATTTCTGCATACAAAGCAGAAGCATCATCCAATCTTCCAGAATCACACAATTCATGAATTCTGTCAAATACATCATCCACTCTGTTCTGACACATCATTTGCAATTGTCTTTTGTTCATAATAATCTTTCCTGAAGTATCTTCCCAAGATGTTGCTATTATAGTACCTAGGTTCTCCAGTGTCAAGTGATTCGATTAAGACATTATTTAAGAATAACTGTTTAGTCTCCTCATAGTTTGTTTTTCCTATAGTTTGATGCAAAGAAAGTATAGTCCTCTTGAACTTATCCTTACCATACTTCTTTACATCTTCTTTTAATTCTGGACAGGATCCATAATACTTTTTCCAATCACTTTCCTGTTTAACTTTTCTAGACTTACCCTTTGGTTTTCTAAAAGACCAAAAATACTTTCTTCCCAAATAAATTCTGGAAGTCTCAGTGCATTCAATACGATAAACAAAACCAAAGTAGTCCAGTATGTCAGGTGAATCAAAGATCTTTCCTTGATATATCCAAGGGTTCTCATAGGTCATAAAGCCTTTAATAATTAAGCCTTATTTATCCTTCAAACCTGACAGAGTGATTCTAGTTACAATTTGGATCCTTGTCAACCCATACTCCTCTAATGCCCATCACTCCTCCAGGACACTCATAGTAGATGGCATCCCTCACCACCAGTCTCTGAGTGTCAGAGAACCTTGGGGACTTCAGACCCTCCAGGATGGTCTTGTTGGTCATCCTAGGAGGCAGAGAGGACTCCCATCTCTCATACTCCCTGATTGCTTTATCCACATCCCTCTCAACTCTTCTGTTCAATTTTTCTGGATCTTTAATAACTAACTCATTAAAAATAGTCTGTGGGAAGAACTTTCTTTGAATTTCATCAAAGAGATCCCACAGACTATCTTCAGATATTTTAGTGCATTGAGAAAGAGTTGCAATTAATCCAGAAGTAATAATACTTACAAAGATTAATTGCTTTTGCTTCTTACTTAGATTCACCTTCTTTTTTTGATCTTATCTCATCAATAAGTTTATTAAGTTTTTCTCTCTTGGCTATTTGAGATGGCTTTCTTGGACCTACTTTTCTGTTTTCTAAATCTGCATTTTCTTCCATAGAAGTTTCCTCCACAGCATATCTGCGATCTGATTTAGAGGTATCCATATGCTTCTTAGCCATCTTAGTGGCAGTTGCATACATTACAGACTTTGCTCTCTCACCATATCTCTTCTTAAAGTCTGCTGCAGACTTCTTCATTCCTTTTACAAGTCTTTCCTTTTCACCAGTTTCTGCAGTATCAAGTGCTCTTTCATCAAGTTCCAGTTCCTCAGGTACACAATTGGGAACTTCTTTTCCACCCTTCATCTTAGTAGGAGGATTGCCAAGTTTCTTTCCAGTCCAACACTTAGATGCACCAACATTTTTTCTTGCTTGTTTAATGCCTTCAATAATTTGATCTACTTCTTCTACATTTAAAGTTTTTGGATATCCTTTCTCTCCTGGCTTTGCTGGTCTTTCTCCACGCTTTCTCTTGGCATGGATGTTATCCCATAAACCTCTCTTACCCTCTTCAATTTCAATCTCTTCAAAGTGCTTCCTTGCTGCCTTGACCATATCAGCATGTGCCTTGGTCTTTTTCATATCTTCAATTGCTTTTTCATTATTCTTTCTTCTCTTCTCCATATCTGTCTCAAGATATGAATTATCTTTTGCTTCCTTAGTAAGTTCACCAACTGCCTTTGCTTTGCGAATCTTCTTGGCACTCTTTAATCCACCGCCAGGATACATTTGCTCTTCATCGTCACGATCATAATCAGGATCTACATTAGCACGATGTCTTGCTGCTCTCTCTGGAGATGCTTTAGGATCATGAATACCTGCCCTACGAAGAGGAGAAGTCTTGAGTGCTGCTCTCTTTTCTTTTTGCTTTTGACGACTTCTTTGTTGTTTGAAGTCCTTCATAGTCATACCTTCATCTACAAGATCTCCATCTACCTCAACAGAATCTGCCATTCCATGAATATGCTTGCCTCTTGATTTCTTATCTTCTCTTTCTGCAGACTTCTTTTCACTTTCTGCATACTTAGAACCAACCTTTGAATCTAATCTATCAGACTTACCTGCTCTTCGTTCTTGAGCAGCAAGACGTCTCATTTCCTTTTCATCATCACTCATTCTTTCATCAAGTTGAGAATAGATCTGACTATATGCTTCTCTAATGTTGTTAAGTCCTGCCATGACGCAAAAAATCCTTTTTAGTTATTTATAAAAAAAGAGGGTCCTAAGACCCTCTACTCAAAGTTTAAATCCAGCAAAACTATCTTTCTTCAAGTCTTGTTTGATGCCACCAACCACATAACTTTCAACTTCAGTTTCCTGGGGAGCAACTTGTAGACCTTTTGAGGAGATCCAGTGTTCTGTCCAGGGGAGAGGATTATTTTTGGCAGGGATATCATAGATAGGTTTAATTCCAATAGATTTCATACGACGATTAGCAATCCACTCAACATAGTTATTGAGAAGTTTATCATTCAGACCAATCATAGAACCATCCTTAAACAGATACTGTGCCCATGATTTTTCTTGATCTACACAAGTTTTAAATGCATTAACTACCCAATCTTGTTCTTCTTTAGCAATTTGTTGCATTTCTGGATCATCCCCTTCACTCCACTTATTGAGGATGTTTTGAGTAATAACAAGGTGCTGGTTTTCATCTCTGGCGATAAGAGAGATAATTTTAGCGGATCCTTCCATAAGCTTGAGTTCACCAAATGCAAACGAGCAAGCGAACGAGACATAAAACCTGATACCTTCGAGAATGTTGACATTGGCAATTGCTCTATAAAGTTTTCTTTTAAGTTCAATTCTTTCCTCTCTAGCATACCCTGCACCTTCCTGTGCAAAGATCCAATCATTAGATGATCCATATCTTTGAGCAGAATTGATGAAGTCATCATATGCTCCCGTAACAGAAGATGCTCTTTCTAAAATCCTTTCATTAGTGAGGATAGTATCAAATACTTCAGAAGGATCAGAGTATACATTTTTGATAATGTAAGTATAGGATCTGGAGTGAATCATCTCCATAAATTCCCAAACAGTCATACATGCTTCCAATTCAGGAAGAGAACAGTATGGAATAAATGCCATACCAGGACCTCTTCCCTGAACAGAATCAAGAAGAATTTGATACTTTAAGTTAGATGTGAAGATGTGCTTTTGTTCTGGTCTTAATGTTTGATAGTCTGCTCTATCCTTTTGGAGGGAGACCTCCTCAGGTCTCCAGAAGTATCCAAGTTGCTGTTGTGTAAGTTTATCAAAGACTGGATATTTGTATTGATCATATCTTTGAACTCCAAGGGGATTTCCAAAAAACATAGGTTGCTTCTTGGAATCTACTTGTGATGTGTTGAATACTGTCATTCCTTCTATTGTGGGGTCAGAGTTAACTCTAAATTTTGCAACTGTCACAATCTTCCTCTCCTTTTGAACTTAAAATTTCCTCAATTAAATCATTGATGTTTTGTGTTGGTTCTTTAATTTCATCAGTCTTATTATCATAAGTATTCTGATAATAAGATGTCTTCCATCCATACTTATATGTACTCAAGAAATCTTGTGCCATCACTGAAGTAGGAACTTCATTGTCTTGGTAATTTTCTGGATTATAGGACCAGTTTCCAGAAATTGCTTGATCGAAGAATTTCTGCATAACTGCAACAATATTAATGTAACCAGTATTGCTAGGCATATCCCAAAGAAGCGTATAATTATTCTTGAGATGTTGATACTGGGGGACAATCTGCTTAAGAGGTCCTTTCTTTGATTTCTTAATGGACAGGAATCCCCTAGGAGGCTCGATGCCATTGGTGGCATTTGACACAACGGAACTGCTCTCTGATGGCATTTGTGCAGACAGCGTTGAATGTCGTAGTCCATATGCTTGAATACTGGAACGTAAAGATTCCCAATCATGCTGGTAGGGGATAGAGGAAATTTCGTCTACATCTTTTTTGTAGGTATCAATTGGAAGAATCCCATCAGAATATTTAGTCCTATTAAAATACTCACAAGCACCTTTTTCTTTAGCAATCTGATTAGATGCTTTCAGAAGATAATATTGGAATGATTCAGAAAGTCCATGAACAGCATCCCATGCCTCTTGAGAATCATATCTGAATCCAAGTTTAGCAAGGTAATGAGCAAGACCAATATAACCAATTCCAAGGGATCTACGTGCCTTTGTAGACTTCTCTGCAGCAACTACAGGATAATCCTGATAATCAATTAGTTCTTCAAGTCCTCTGACTGATAGTTCACAAAGTTCTTCAAACTCTTCATCATCTCTTACTTTTCCAACATTAACTGCTGACAAAATACAAAGAGCAATTTCACCATTAGGATCATCAATATGCTGAAGAGGTTTAGTTGGAAGAGTAATTTCTTGACACAGATTGCTCATCTCAACTTTATCCTTAAAGGATGAGTGAGAATTACAATGATCAATGTTCATGATATAGATTCTACCAGTCTCTGCTCTTTCTTTCAAGAGGTCCAGAATGAGTTCTTGAGCACCAATAGTTTTCCTTGGAATAGACTCATCTCGTTCTGCAGCCAGATAAAGGTCGTCAAATCCATCAAGACCAAAATTAGCACTAAGCTCAGGAACATCGTGGGGACTGAAGAGTGAGATGTCTTGGTTGTTAATGAATCTTTCATAAAAGAGTTTGCTGATTTGAATTGAATAATCTAATTTTCTAACTCTATTATCTTCTGTTCCTTTATTGTTTTTAAGAACAAGAATATCTTCTATTTCTTGGTGCCAGATTGGGAAGTGCACTGTCGCGGATCCACCTCGTATGCCATTCTGCGTGCAACATCTGACAGTTGCTTCAAACTTCTTGAGAAATGGTACAACACCTGTGTGTTGAACTTCTCCACCTCTGATTTTGCTGTTGATACCACGGATTCTACCAGCATTGATGCCGATCCCCGCCCTCTGTGCAACGTATCTGCCAATAGCCATATCACTAGTAAAGATACTATCGAGGGTGTCATCAACATCAACAAGGACACAGCTAGCAAATTGTCTAAGCGGAGTTCGCACTCCTGCCATGATGGGAGTTGGGATGTTGATTTTGTGTTTGGAGATTGCATCATAATACCTCTTTACATATGAAATTCTAGTTTCCTTGGGGTACTTAGCAAAAATAGTTGCTGCAATCATCATATACATGAACTGGGGTGTTTCATATACTTTCCCAGTGCTTCTATCCTGAACAAGATATTTATCTACAACTTGTCTCAATCCAGCATAAGTAAACAGATAATCACGACTATGATTAATGTAAGAACCAAGTTTGTTAAGTTCTTCTTCAGTATAGTTATTCAAGATCTCTGGATCATATACTCCTACTTCCACACAATTATTAATGTGCTCAAAGAATGAAGGATGATCTTGTACTCTTCCATAAAGAGACTTTCTAACTGCAAACAAAAGAAGTCTTGCAGCAACAAATTGATAATTAGGATTATCCAAATCAATCAAGTCTGAAGCAGATCTAATCAAAATTTCTTGAATTTCTGCTGTAGTAATGCCATCATAAAATTGAATTCCAGATTGCATTTCTACTTGAGATGCAGAAACTCCTGCAATATCTTTGCAAGCTTCTTCAACCATCAAATGAAGTTTGTTCAAATCCAAATCTTCAATAGAACTGTTTCTTTTAATAACTTTAGTCCCGTTACTCATACTCGTTTCCAACTAATAAGTTTTGCTTTTGCTTCTAACCCAGAATAGGTATTTGATTCTATCATAGTCTGAACATCAAGTCCAGCAAGAACCATATCATTTATGTCCTTTTCTAGAACATTACTTGGCCAAATGACTACTGGAAAATGTGAGTCAATTGCCTTTTCTATTCTTTCTACTATCTGTTTATTCCTTTTTTCATTATCATACACCATAATAAAATCAGTTTCAAAATTGGTGAGAAAGAACATTTTGTCTATATCTGCACCCACCATTGCTATTGAGTTTTTTATAAACATGCTGTCAAATGGACCTTCAACAACATAGACTTTTTTACTCCAATCAATTCCATCTAAACCATAGATCTTAGGTTGATGCTCATCCAAAATAACTGTTATGTATTTGATTGGAGAATTTGGTCTTAAACTTCTACCCTGAAACCCAAATATTTTTCCATGATTAATTAAAGGAATAATAATCCTAGGTTCATCTTTTTGAAGGGAATCAAAAGTATGTTTTTGTTGATTAGTCCATTCCTTAAAGTTTTCACAAAAATATAATTGTTTCAAGTATTCTTGTGGAATTTTTCTTTTTTCTACATACTCTCTAGCGAAATGTTCTTTATTTAGTTCTGCAAGAGTAGGTAAATCAAAAGACTTTTTTGTAAATGATGGTGCTTTAAAATTGAATTTTGGTTCAGGAGTATTTGAATTTTTTCCAGTTAAACCATTCTTATATCTTTCCATCACATACTGATCATAAAGGACACTATCCATATCCTTTAGGAAGTTTGTAAAAGACCTAGATACACCACAATTATGACACTTGTAATTGTGGTCATTCTTAGATTGGTAAATATATCCCCTTGCTTTGTTTCTATATTTCTGAGAATCCCCACAGTAGGGGCATCTGAAATTATAAAGATTGTTTTTTACTTGCTTAAATTTTTGAAGCCTAGATGAAACAAGTCCAATATATTTGGAGTCAACAAAACTCATTACAAGATAATCTATTTGCTAGATTCTATTCTAGCAGGTTGCTGGTCTGGTGTCAAGATATCCACCACTATATGAGATTGTGATACTACAAAGGATAAGAGGATTGCTGCTCCTGCAATTATCCAACGAAACTTCCCAAGTTCTTCTACTTTAGTCTCTAATGAATCAATTCTTTTAGAAACTACTTCATGCTGATCTTTATTTTCTATTTTTAATTCTTCAATTAATCTTCCAACATAATCATCTGCTCTATGGCACTGTTCTATCTTTTCCTCATGAACAGCTAACATCTTACTGATATTCTGACTAGTCCTTCCCATAATTTGAATTGCTTCATCTATCTTTTTTAATAGCAATTCATAAGATGAAAGTCTTTCTTCTAGCACTGCAATTTTGGTGTCAGCAGATGTATTTTGATTAAACATTTTTCTTGGTGGATCTTCTGGTAACTCTTGCAAGGTTCTTGAAGAATGGATTCCAATTTCTTCTTTTACCTTTTCTCAAATCCACTGGAGGTTCTTCTGGGGGAAGTCCTGCTAAACCACCACCTGTTGCAGTCATATTCTCTTTAATTATATTTATTATCCTGTCTACTTTATTGTTTTTCATTATAGATTCTGCAGTATTTTTAAACAATTTTCATCAACAGGAATTTCATTTAAAAAAGATTTTGGGTATTCAGGTATTCTATTCAAGAATAATAAAAATGTCTTCATAGAAGACCACAACTCTTTTTCTATTTTAAAAAATAGAAGGGGAATTGCTGCATCATTGAAAACATTAAAAACTATAATGAAATGATTAATCAGGAGATTTGTTTTTAATTCTCCTGATTTAACATACCTTCTCAAAAGTTTTTTAATATATTTAAATCTACTTAAGTCCTCAAAGAAGTCTTCTTTTGTAACTGCTTGAGGATTGTCATAATATTTAATGGCAAATAATATATAATTGTCCTCATTCAACTCATCAAATTTCATGGACTAATTATTTTGCTGTTGGATAGAGGATGCCATCAGTGCCAGTTTGGATACCAGACATGGCAACCAGAACCTCACTCTTCACTCTCAGATTTCCATGCATATCAGTGTAAGTGGTAACACCTACCCAACCAGCATGAGTGTATCCACTGTATGCTGCAGGAGGGTTGGTAGTTGTAGAAATACCATAGACCTGCTTATCATAACCATCAACAGATCTCTTAAAGGTAAGAGTGGCACCTGTGGCAATGCCTGCAGAGATAGTTGATCCTAAGGTAATTGTGGACCCACCAATGGTAGAAATTACAATATTGTTTGAATTATTAACCAGGAAATCACCAACAATAACTCCAGTTGGAGCAATTACTGGGATGATATTGGTTCCTACTCCAGCATTTGTAGTTGCAGTTCCTGTGACGGGTAAAGTTACTACAGTCTCATTTGCATCACTTGCATTGCTATAAGTGCTATCAAGAACTGTGTACTTAGGAAGTTCACTGACATAAAAACTAGTTGCAGCAATTGCTGCTCCACTCAATCCTGCAGTAGAACCAATAGTGCATTGAGTTGTGCTTGCAATGCCAACAATTACAGCATCACCAAAATAAGTTCCACCAGAACCTCTAATACCAAATCTAATCACATCTCCTGTGGCAGCAGCCCCAACTTGCCCAAAGGTAGTACCAGATCCAGTAACAACTAAGGTTGAATAGTTCAGCGATACTGTTCCACCTGAACCCTTATTGTCGTTATTTCCCCAGAGTGCCATTCTTTTTACCTAAATTAATTTTTTTTCTTCTTAAGTTATTTATAAAAAAAGGGGAATTGAAATTCCCCAGTCAACTATTAAATTATACTAGATTCAAACACACTCTTTAAGAAGTGCCTCTCTTACCATTTTAGCAATCACATTGTCAATATCATTATCTGTAGTGGTTACATATCTATCAATGAGGTCACACACAAGTCTTTTGACTTGACATGAATTCATGGCACTAATAAGGATTGGTCTTGCGAGTGATACTAAAGCAGACATGATGGTCTCCAAATGAACCTAATACTATTTATTTTTTAAGGCTCTTCAGAACATCACCTGCTTTTTTAGCAAGAGTATCTTGCTTCTCTCTTCTAGATAACTGTCTGTTTGCTTCTGGAGCAGGTGCCTTTGCAGCAGGAGATTCAGATCCCATTGGTTTTGAAGATCTTCTTGTAGATCCTCCACCTTTCACTTGTCTCAGAACTTTTTCTGCTTCTTGCTCAAGTCTTTCTGCTCTCTTTTGCTTCATCTCTGCTGCTTTCTTTTGAGCAGGACTTAATTCAGTTGATTTTCTTTCTGATGCAGGTCTCAGTTTTGATTTCTTAGGATCAAAAACACCCTCAGAAAGATCATATCTATTATCAAGATAATTCAGGACTGCTTCTTCTGATGCTGGATTTAACTTTGCAGATGCTCTTGCCTTAGCAACCTGAAGATCTGAGAGTTCCTTTCTAACTTGTGCTTGTGCTGCTCTTCTTTTTGCTGCTTGAAGAGGATCTGCTCCTGCAGTTTTTGTATTTTGAAGATCTCCTCTTGGAGCAAGCATTGTAGTATCTGCTTCTTCTAAATCAGCAGACTCATAAATGTCTACAACTTCTTGCCAAGTAAACTGTGAAAGGTCATATCCTTCATCTAAAAGAACACCAACCCATTCTTCAACTTCTTCTGGAATAGAAGGTTTAGTATCAATCTTATTTTTGATATTTTTTCTTACATCAATTCTTTCGTTCTTATCTGTTTTTGTAAAGAGATCTCTCTCTTCCTTATTAAGTTTTGCAAGAGCTGCTGCACCTGCTGCTTTTCTTTCTTTACTTTGCCACTTTCCACCAAATGATGTTGGAGGTCCACTGCGATCCAATCCACGCATATCCCCATACTTTTGCTTTGGACCTTCACCAGGCTCGTCATGCTCTCTTGCTTCATCAACTTCTTCTACTTCTTCTTCTACCTTTGCTTTCTTCTTTTTAAACTTGCTAGATACTTCTCCTTTCTCATATCCAATACCATCACCATCATCATCCCACCAACGCTTTGGTTTTTCCTTCTTTTCTTCAGTTACAGCATAAGGATCTGCCATTTCAAAAAATGGCTCTCTAATTTCTTTATAAAGATCTGCCCAAATGTTAGTCATCTTTTTGCTAATTCTTTTTTCTATTTAGTCAGGATGGACTTCTGATACATCCTTGATCCAAGATTTAAACATAAATCCATCCTCAGTTACGCAGATCAAATGGTTTGCACCAGACCTAATAATTTCACCTCTAAGTCCTGTTGTAGAACTTTCTACAATAGTTCCAACTTTGAATAAATTACCAAAGATATAATTTTCTCTTAATCCTTTCCAATCTAACTCTGGAGATATTAACCAAGTCTCTTTAACTTCTAATGATCCTCCAAGTTCATCAAATAATTTTTTAGATCCTTTAAATGATGTTGGCATCATCTTCTTAAAGGATTCAAAGTCACCAGCAGATGCTGCTTTTCTTGCTGCTGCAGAAGACTCATCAGGATCCTTTGGTCCTGCAGAAACTACATTAATAGAATTAAATTCATATGCAGTTCCATTTTGCTTCAATGATAGATTGTCAATTTCAGCAACTCTTTCTGCTCCAACTACAATATTAACTGCAGTGTATCCTTCTTGATTTAAGAATGCAAGAACATCAAAGATAGTTTTAAAGTCTTCACTATCAATAATCCTATCTGCATACTGAGGAAACATTTCCTTCATATACTCAATTTTAACATCAGGAGGAAGTGGATTCTTCTTTCCATCCTGTGTTCTACTTGGGAAGACATAGAAATTACCTCCTGAAGATGCTTGCTTTAAAGCATTCAAAAGATTCAAATGTCCTTTTGTTGGAGGATTAAATTTACCAAAAGCAACAGTTACAACTTCTCCCCTAACGTCTTGTCTAGGTTGCTGCCCTCCTTTTCTAGAAGTTCCTGTAGGTTCTGCTTTTTTACTCTTTACTTCAGTAGGTTGAGTTGGTTTAGATCCTAATCTTTTTGGAGCAGCTTTAAATTTCTTAGATTTTCTTTTTTTAATTTCTGCTGGAGTGTACCCTACCTCATCATCCCCACCATCTTTTTTCTTTTCTTTTCCCTTTATAAACTCAAGTTTTCCCTTGACTGTTTTAGCTTGCTTTGTGCCTTCTCTATCTATCCAATATCCGTGACCATCTCCAACATACCCAAGCTTCTTTGCTTGCTTTGCAGCTTGGGATGTTCTTGCTTCTGTTAAAAAATCTAAGAATCTTTTCATTTATTAATTTCTGAATATATCAAATTCTGATTATCCTGTATATATCTTAGACCAAGATGTTTCAATTGTAAGTATTTATCTTTCTTTTCGTTTGGATCGTTATTCTGATCTACAAAATGAATATAGAATTTAGAAAAATTTTCTATGGTTCTTTTCTTCAATTGTTTGATTCTTATATGTTTTTTGTAGATCAAAATAAGTTCTTTAAAAAAATCTTCCATCAGGAAAGCAATGTAAAAATATCTCTTTCTGTATTTACCTCTATTCCACACTCTTCAGTAAACTTCTCAAGGTCTCTTCTAGATGGATTATTAATTCTTTCCTTTGCCATTGCATGATAATCATCAGAAAGATCAAACCCAATATAGTTATGACCAAGAAGTGTAGCAGCAAGACCAGTGGTTCCTGAACCACTATAAGGATCAAGAATCACACCAGGAGATTCCATTACTGCCTGAATGCACCTGAGAGGAAGAACAATAGGGAATGGTGCTGGATGAGGATTCTTCATCTCAGGACCAAACTTCCAAACACTTCCATAGTTTACAGACCTTCTGGGAAGTTTTGGTCTCTTAGCACCTTTACACAACCAATAGATTCTTTCATCAATCTGAGTGAATCTGTAACCAGAAATCTCAGGACCACTGCCTCTGTTCCAGATAATTTCTTCCCTGATGTGCCATTTAGTTTTAGGCAACCATTCCCAAGGAGAAGTTGCATTTCCCTGAAGATATCTGACTTTGTGATTGTAGAATAAAGAACCACCTTCCTTTGTTTTATCAAACAAAACATTTAGAAGTTCAATCTGTTGCTCCTGATATACATCTTCTGGAAGTGAATCATCAAACTTATCATATTCAATTTTACGAAACAATCCACCACCAATCTTTTGTTTGTTATATGGTGGTGAAGTTACAGTACAATCAATGGAGTTATCATCAAGTTGTTTTGCTAACTCAATGCAGTCTCCAGTCCTCAGGTCAATCATAGTAATGCTCGTATTGAAACTATTCTATCAGATTTTAATTTATTGTCAAGAGATTTTAATAAATGGTCCAGAAAGATCTGCTTGAGATAAGTTCATTTTTGCAGCTCTATAGTATGCTTGTCCAACAAAATCTGGTAATGTGTTATTTTTCTTTGCTTGAATAAATGTATCTATTATAACTAATTGTCTTAATTTTTGCCTAAGTTTAGCAGAAAAATCAGATTTGTTTATTTTATATAAAAGTTTTACATCTGCAGGAGAAAGAGAATCAATTTCAAAAGATTTATCTATGAATTCATCTGGAGTAACTTTATTCCCAAGGATTGACATTTTTCCAAAGTCTTTGGGTACAGTTTTATCTTTTACTAAATCATTAAATATTTTTTTCCAATATTTTTTATCTGCCTCTGTAAGTTTAGTTCCTAAATGTGCATCTAAATCATATCTTCCAAATTCTTTAATTAATTGTTTCATTAGAGGAACTGGAATAGATCCAGCTTGAGCATCTGCTTTGATAAGATTGCCTTTTGGGTTTGCAACACGATCTTTTAATTCTGTTTTTTGATTGTTCCCAGACATTCTTGTTTCCCAATAGTAGGGAGTATAATATTTTCCTGCAGTAAAATTTAAATTAGTTGTTAATGAATTTGTATTAAAATCTAAACTGCTACCATCTTTAAAAATTTCGAAGTTAGTTTTTAATGGATTTTCTATGTTTGCTTCTTTAACAGTAAGTTTATCTGGACCAACATCAATATTAGTTTCCTTTAAAGAAGCTTCTAAAGCACCAGCAGTAACCTTTTTTAGAGAAATTGGAATTAATATTTTTTTCTTGAGAGCTTGAGACATGAACGCATTTACTGTACCCACATAGATTTCTGGAGATAATCCCTTAACATTAAATTCCTTTTCAAGTAAAGTAATAGTTTTTTCCAATTTTGATTCTTCTGATCTTTTTACCATATAAACATCAACTGTATTCCAACTATCTTTTTTACTCCCAAACATTTTTTGTTGTTGGGGAGTAAAATTATCCCAAACTTTGTTAATTAATGTGGTGGTATCAGAAGAAGGTATTTCTTCAGGCTTCCCGTCATACCAAGCATAGAGATAAGAGTTATCTGTTGACCCTTCAGAATGCCCCAAATATTTAATTAAAGCTCGTGCTTGTTTTAAAAAAGTAGTATACCATTTCGCATCCATTGCAGGATATATTCTCAAAAGAGCTTCCTTCAACTCAGTATCTGCTTCAGGATCAAGATTAGCGCCCTTTGCTATTGCATAATAAAAAGTTGCTATGGAAGCTTTTTCTTGTTTATCTTTTTGCTGAGCCATTTACTTATAGTTTATTATTATCTATCGTCTTCAGAACGATTTTCTGAATAGAAGACATCAAAAGCACCTTCAGGATAACGCTTCATCAGTTTATCCACATTTTTGGAGACCACATAATCAATAGAAACTTCAAGTGCTACACATGCTTGCATAACATACCACATCAAGTCACCAAGTTCAGTGATCAGGTGATCTTTATTATCTTCATTCCAGGGTTTGCCTTGGAAAATCATTTTCTTAATAATCTCAAGAAACTCACCACCTTCAGCATTGATACCAACACCAGCAGTCAGAAGTCTTTCAATATTAGC